CTAAGAGGTCTTGAGCTATATGCAGTTGACTGCTACAACGTAACTCAGTCTCACATTGCTGAGATAAAAGCTATCTCAGGCAGAGAAGGATTATTTGAATATGATGTTACTAAGGGTTATCCTGAGGCATTATCATTCAATATGGAAGAAGTCATAGAAATTTAACTCAAAATATTTGCTAATGTTAGAATAATTTCTTAACTTTGCACCCGATTAAACTAAAACACTATGGCAACAAGTAAGAAATCATCAAGTGTTAAGCAAGGACGAGGCTTGTAGTTGCCTTAACCTCTCAAGAAGTAGATTTGACGATTTAGTAAGAGAAGGAAAGATACCAAAAGGTAAAAAGAGACGAGGCTTTAAGAAACTAATTTGGTATAAGGATGAACTGACTGAGGCTCTTCGGCATTAAATAAATCCCCTAACTAGTTGATAGTTAGGGGATTTTTGTGTTATATCGGCATTGATTCAGAAGATGCACAGAGTGTTTACAAACTTAATAGAGAGAGTTGCCTATTAGCTATACACTTACTCTATTTATATGCAACCCTTGAGGATTTTACTTAGGGGGTTGCATATTTCGTTTATAATGATTACCTTTGCATAAAAATTGGGTACAATGAAGAAGTATTTATATATTGCACTAGTGAGTATTGCTGTATTCATTGGTGGACTATTACTATACCAAAGAGTAATGCTTAAGCAATATAGGAATCTTTATGAGAAGGAACTACAAAATGTAGAAGCCTATAGAGCCAGCAACTCGGGTCTAGAAGGTGAAATCAGGGAGTACAAGATGACTATGGATGACCTAAGAGCAAGCAGAGACTCTATAGATATTAGGTTAGCAGAAGTAGTTGATGAGCTGAAGATTAAGAACAAGAAGATAGAATACCTCCAATATCAAGTGAAGGTAGCACATAAGACTGATACTATTCATATGTCAGATACTATCTTTGTCCCAGAAGCTCATGTAGATACTCTCATAGGGGACAAGTGGTATAACCTGAGATTAAGACTTGACTATCCATCAACTATAGTAGCTTCCCCTACCTTTAATAGTGAGCAGTATGTTGTGATAAACAGCAAGAAGGAATACAATAAGAATCCTTCAAAGATATTTTTCATTAGGTGGTTCCAAAAGAAGTACACTGTAGTGGAAGTCAATGTGGAAGAGAAGAGTCCTTATATAACAAACAAGGAAAATAAATTCGTAAAAATCTTAAAGTAATGGGTGAGGAATTAGTTACTCAAGGATTGGACATCCAAGTTATTGTCACTGGCGTAATAGGACTCATAACCACAGTAACTAGTGGTTGGGTATCATGGATATTTGCTAAGAAGAAGTACAATGCAGAGGTTGATACCAATCTGATAGAAAATATGCAGAAGTCCCTAGACTTCTACATGCAGTTATCTGATGATAATAAAGCTAGACTTGATGAAACTTTGAAGAGAAATGATGTTCTCGAAGATGAAGTCAGAGACCTTAGGAAGCAGATGTTCGAGTTAATGAATAACATTTGCTATGATATGACCTGCGAACTAAGGGCAAGAAAGCCAAAAAGAACTATAACAAAAACAAAAAGTGAGTGCGAGGGTACTAAAGAAGGGAAGTAAGGGAGCTGAGGTCAAGGAACTACAAGGACTATTACATATTTTTCAAGATGGAGTATTTGGACCTATAACAGAAGAAGTAGTAATAGAGTTTCAAAAGGCAAATGGTCTTACACCTGATGGTATTGTAGGAGATAATACTTGGGCTAAACTTAAAGGTAGCACCTTAGCTAAGTCTAAGAGAACTATCAATGAGATTATAGTACATTGCTCTGCTACAGTAGAAGGTAAGAACTATACAACAGCTGACATTAAAAAATGGCATCTAGCTAGAGGATTTTCAGACATAGGGTACCACTATGTAATCTATAGGGATGGAAGTATCCATGCTGGAAGACATATAAATATAGGAGGTGCTCATTGTACGAACCACAATGCTCATAGTATTGGTGTTTGTTACATAGGAGGTCTAGACAAGAACAACAAGCCAAAGGACACAAGAACTGATGCACAGAAGAAGTCCTTACTGAGCTTACTAACACAGTTGAAGAAGTTGTATCCTAAGGCAAATATTTATCCTCATAGTAAATTTGCTAACAAGGCTTGCCCATGCTTTAATGCTGAGCAAGAGTATGCCCATATCTAAGGATTTTAGTATATTAGTATAAAAGAAAAGTTAGTCAGTGTAATTACTGACTAACTTCAATAGCATATCAGATGGAGGGAGTCCCTTTTTATTAGAAAGATTATATAAAGCTATCAACGATTCCCTAGATAATAAAGCGTGTTGTATGTTAAATTCGCTGGAAACCCATTCTAAGTTGTCAACAGAATTGTCTAAAACATCCCTATTTTTATGATTCACTTCTGGAAGATTATCTGGATTAGGAATGAATGCTTCTGCTACTAACCTGTTTACTAATTTAGTACAAGAAGCACCATCTTTACACAGGGTAACACCTACCCTGAAAAAGCCATCCTTATCCCTTCTTCCTGTTTGACTAAGAGTTAATCCCAGTTTATTAACATAAGTCCTGCCTTTTATTTTGAGCCTCCCCAAATTGCTTATTTGGTGAGTGGACTCATAACCTTTGATATTTACCCAAATTTCATTCATATTTTTTTTTATTTTGGGACAAAAATATAGAAAATAAATAACATAACCAAATTTTTTCATAACTTTTTAATTTGCTTAGGCAAAGTAAATTACTTATTGTATTGCACGATACAAAAAGTTTTCTTATATTTGCACTGTTTTATAAACTAATTAGGAGAAAAATCATGGAAGGATTAGATTTTGGAACAATGCTGGATGATGAGCAGATGAACTCATTATTCGGTGAACAAGAAGAGGACACCCAGCCAGAGGAAGAAGAAACTGGTGAAGGTGAAGACAAAGACAAGAACAAGGACAAGAATAACACTGCTGAGGTGGACCCTGAGAATATGTTCGGGGATAAGCCAGAGAGCGTAGGTAGTGGAGAACACAAGGATAATGAGGAAGATACTACTTCTACAGAGGATGGTACTTCTCCTGACTTCTTCTCTTCCATTGCCAACGCCTTTGCAGAAGAGGGTATCTTCCCAGACCTTGATGAAGAAACAATTAAGGGTATTAAGACAGCTCAGGATTTCAGGGATGCTATTGATGCACAAATCAAGGCAGGTCTTGATGAACAACAGAGGAGAGTGGCTGAAGCCCTTAATAATGATGTAGAGCCTGATAAGATTAGGCAGTATGAGGGACTTATTGCTTACCTTGATACTATAGACGATAAGGTTATTAGTGCAGAAGGTGAGCAAGGTGAGACTCTTAGAAAGAAGATTTTATTTCAGGATTACATTAACAGAGGATTCTCAAAAGAAAGAGCAGAGAAGGCAGTCAATAGAGCCATAGAGAATGGCACAGATGTTGAAGATGCAAGGGAGGCTCTTGAGAGTAACAAGACTTTCTTCAAGGAAGAGTATCAACAGATGCTTGATGATGCCAAGAAAGCAAAGGACGAGGAAAAGGAAAAGTACAAAGAAAAGGCTGAAAGAATTAAGAAGACAATCCTTGAAGGAGACCTTAAGTTCTTTGAGGACGTAGATATAGATAAGAAGGTAAGGCAGGAAGCTTATGATGCTATCAGCAAGCCTATCTATAGAGACCCTAAGACAGGAGAAATCTACACAGCAGTTCAAAAGCTTGAACTTGATAACAGTGAAGAGTTTCTTGCTAAGTTAGGTCTCATTTACGCTCTTACTGATGGACTTAAGTCACTTGATGGTCTTGTTAAAAAGAAAGTAAAGAAAGAGGTAAAGAGAGGCTTCTCTGAACTGGAACAGAAAATCAATAATACTAGAAGGGACTCAAGAGGTAATCTTAAGTTTGCTAGTGGAGTTGATGATACTGAATCAATCCTAGGAAAGGGAATGAAACTCGACCTATAATAACATTAAATAATTCCTAATTTAACAAAAGTATGGCTAGAAATTTACTAGGTAAGTTTCAAACGATGGAGTTTAGCTCTTGGAAGGGACTAACTAAGGACAATCACCTTGGAGCAATCTTCAGAGCAGCACCTCAGAAGGCTAGTAACCTTATGGTTCAGCTTCTAGCACAAAAGAGAGGTAGAACTCTTGACACTCTGCTAAGTCAGTTCCCAACTAGGGAGTTTGATACAACAGATGAGTACACATGGGATGTTATTGGAAGCACACGCCAGAACATTCCTCTTATTGAGGCTAGGGATGAGAATGGTAGCGTAGTTACAGCATCTAGCGGTAATGTTGGTGCAGGTACAGCTCCCTTTTATCTTGTATTTGGTAAGGACTGGTTTGCTGATGGTGAGTACATCGTTGGTAATTTGAATGAGCTTTACCAATTCAGAATCCTTGGTGATGCAAGAATGGAGGGTACTAATGCAGTCTATAGAGTAGAGCTTGCTGGTGGTAATGAGGATGGTGTTCCTGCTGAGAGACTTCTTGCAGGTGAGCTATTCAGCATTGAGGCAGCTTTCGTTGAGGCTGAAATGTCAAGAGAAGTTGGTGATGTAAGGTTTGCTTCACCTGTTTCTATGAGAAACGAGTTCTCTCACATTAGAATCAAGCATAAGGTTCCAGGTAACAAGCTTAACCGAAAGCTTGCTGTTGGTGTGCCTGTCATCGTTAACAACAAGAAGGGAACTACTAACATGTGGATGCACTATGTGGACTACGCTGTGGAGACACAGTTCGCAGACTACAAGAACAATGCAATGGCATTTGGTAGGTCTAACAGAAACTCAAATGGTGAGTACACAAACATTGGTAAGTCTGGTAATGTCATCAAGACTGGTGCAGGTCTGTATGAGCAGATGGAAGTTGCTAACAACATCTACTACAACACATTCTCACTGAAGCTTATTGAGGAAGCTCTCTATGACCTTTCTTATGGTGAGATTGACCTGAATAACAGAGTATTCTTAATGAGAACAGGTGAGAAGGGTGCTATCCAGTTCCACAAGGAAATCCTTAAGGAGGTCAGTGGATGGTCAATGTTCGCACTCAATGGTGATGCACTTTCAGTTGTTCAAAAGACTAACAGCCCTCTACATCAGAATGCTCTAAAGGCTGGATTCCAGTTTGTTGAGTACATGGCTCCTAATGGAGTTATACTGAAGATTGAGGTTGACCCATACTACGATGACCCAGTAAGAAATAAGATTCAGCACC